GGCTCAATTCCGTCTTCCCCCCGTCCTCGACATATGGTGGCACGCCGCCGAGCGCGGACCTCACCTATGCGATAAGCCAGCTCCAGGCGAATTTCCCCGGCTGCACGACGGTTGCCGTGGTCTGCGCCTGGTTCGGCGACAGCACCGACATCACAGCTTGCAAGATTTATCCCTCGACCACCTATATCAACGGCACTTTCGAGAAGTGGAACGGCTCGGCCTGGGTCTCGGACAATTGGCTGGTTTCCGGGCTCACCCAATCCTCGTTCGGCATTATCCCGATCTCGCAAGACGCCAACGGGGCTTTCACTTACGGCGGCACGCCGTCCGACGCATCGATCGTCGAGTGCATCACCTATCTGAAAGCGCAGGGCTACCGTGTCGTCTTCTACCCGTTCATCCTCATGGACAATGGCGACAAGGCGTGGCGCGGACGGATCACTTACAACGGCGCGGATGTCTCGACCGGCGCGCAAACGGCGGTGAGAAACTTTCTCGGCACGGCGGTTCCTTCCGATTTCACGGTCTCCGGTGGCGCGGTTCACTATTCCGGCTCGTCGACCGATTACACATATCGAAGGATGATCCTGCATTATGCAAATCTTTGTGTTTTGGCCGGCGGTGTGGATCTATTCCTTGTTGGATCTGAGCTTCGCGGTCTTGAAACCATTCGCGGCCCCGCCTGGTCGATCACCGGAACCGGAACTCCTCCAATCTGGGATTATCCCTTCGTCTATGACACGGTAAATGGCGGCCTGATGCAGCTTTGCGCCGACGTGCGATCCATTTTGAACGCGGCGTCGCTGACGAAAGACCTGATGGGACTCCACAATCTCATTTCCTATGCCGCCGACTGGTCGAGTTGGATGGGCTGGCAGCACCCGAACGCCAACCCGGCGCTTCCGGTCGCGGACGGCCAATGGCCGCATCTCGATCAACTTTGGTCAAGCCCCGATGTCGATCTTGTATGTCTCGATAATTATTTGCCAGTCTCCGATTGGACAACTGGCGACGGAAGCCTAGAAGCCTCCGGCCAAAGCAACAATCTCGACATTGCGAATTGGGCTGCGCCTACGTCCTTCGATCAGTTCTGGGATTATGGCCATGTCGAGGAGGATGCCGTGCTTTCCTCGTCCGATGACGGGGCGGTTTCGAGCGCGGTCACATCCGAAAGCGACTATGGGATCATCTCGGCCGGATCGGCATGGCCGCCCGCGCAATCGGTGATGAGCAATCTTGGCCTCACCGGTCAGGCGACGATCTACTCGAAGCCCTATCTCAAGGCCAATATCGAGGGTGGCGAGAAATTCAACTGGTTCTATTTCGATTCCAACAATCTCGGGCGTGGGCTCGATCCGCTCGGCTCCGGTCTTTACGTGTCGCTCCCCGGCAATCCAACCGATGACCGGTACACCCAAACGCGCCAGCACTTTTACGCCAATCAACAGATCCTCGGCAACAAACAACTGCGCTGGTGGTGGAACAACCAGCACTATGCTCTGTACGATGACGGCGACGGGAGCGGCGAAAGTCCAAAGGGGCCGGCGACCGGCTGGGTGCTGCAATCGAAGTCGATCGTGTTCACCGAATACGGCTTCCCCTCGAACGACAAATGCACGAATCAGCCAAATCTCTTCTATGACGCGGCTTCCTCGGAGAGCGGCACGGCCTATTGGTCGGCCTGGCGCGCAGCGGACGGTCTGAGCTATCTGCCGAAGCCGGATCAGATCATCTCGCTTTTGGCGTTGCAGGCCATCTACGAATATTGGTTCGTCGACGGCCACAATGCGCAATCGCTTGCCGGCCTCCAAATGATCCAGCCAGCGTTTTGCTCGGTCTGGAACTGGGATGCGCGGCCGTTCCCGGCGTTCCCGAATCTGGCCGGCGTTTGGGGGGATGCGAAAAACTGGCCGGCCGGAAACTGGCTCAACGGCAAAGAGCCGTTCATCACGCCGCCAGTACCAGATGCGCCATATGTTCCGGGCCCCTATCAGACCTTCCCCACACTGGTAGGGCAGGGCTGGAGCACGCACTATCGCCCAGCCTTCACGACGGGCGTGGCGGAGCATGTGAGCGGGCGCGGGAGCCGCTTCGCCAAGGTCTCAACGCCGATCTGGGAGATTGAGATCGTTGTCAACCTCTTGCGGATGGACATCGTGCAAGATTTCCAGATGCTTGCCGGGTTCTATGCGGAAATGCAGGGACGTGAGACGACGTTCACATTTCCGGTTCCAGTGTCGATTGCGGCTTCCGGAACGGTCCTCGCCCGCTTCGATGACGACAGCGAAGACCTTGAAGAATTCATGTCGCGGCTCTGGTCGCTCCAGGCGCTCAAATTGCGGACGGTGCGGCAATGACAACCCCGCCAAGCTTCCCGACGCTGCCCGGCCTCGGCTGGAGCGTCCACAAGCGGCCGACATTCGCCACGCGAATCGCCGGGCATGTCTCCGGCCGCGAGGTCCGCGCACCACTCTATTATCAGGGGCTTTACGAGTTCGAGCTGACGATCGAAGGATTGGACTCTAACGGCACCTGGACCGGCCTCACCGCGAATTCGCTGCAAAGCCTCATGGGGCTGTATATTCAGCTTCAAGGCCAATACGGGACTTTCCTCTATACCGATCCAACCGATAATTCAGCGGTTGCGCAGCCCACGACGCAGGCGTTCGGCGACGGGGTTACAACGGCATTCACATTCGGCCGCGCGATCGGCGGCGCGGTCGAGCCGGTGTCCTGGGTCACGGCGGTCTCGAACGTCTATCTCAACGGGGTCAACCAGCCGTCCGGCTGGACGGCCACGACGCCGAACACGCTCACTTTCACGATCGCGCCGCCGGCCGGCACTACCTCGGCGCAGCTACTCGCCGAAGATAACACGACGAATTATCATTACACGACTCAGAGCTTAGCGTCTCAAGCCTCCGGAACGAAAATTGTCTTCGCGGCTTATGTCCAGGCCCAGACGCGGACGGCTTGCCAGCTCGAGATCAACGATGGCGTCACCAATCAACAAGTGAACGCCAATCTCTCGACCGGCGCGATTACATCGGCCACGGGCGGCGTTCTGGCGTCGTCAATCACGAACCTTGGCGGCGGCTGGTATTGGGTCTCCATGACCGTTAATATGGCCGCCACAGCCGCGCCGACCCTCACGGTTCTAACCGCGAATCCGGTTGGCACCACGAATTATGCTGGAACGACAGGGGACGGCATTTATGTTGCCGGTGCGGTCGCGGCCATCGGCAGCGCGGCTCCAACTGCCCTTCCGGTATGGTCGACCGTCTCGCACGCAACCGTGTCGTCCGCTGCAATCACGCTGCCTCCCGCAACTGCGATCACAGCGACATTCACCTACGCCTTCAACTGCCGTTTCCTCGACGATCAAGAGGATTTTGAGAATTTCATGAACGGTCTCTGGCGCGTGCAGACACTCAAATTTCGGATGGTGAAGCCATGAAAAAAGATAGATTTTATAATCGTTTGAATTTTCGTTTCTTTCCCCCGCTTAAGGATGATGAAGAATGCGAGTTTTATAAGAAAATGAAAGCCAAATACCCGCAGTATGATCGCAATATTCAGCCACCAGAGGCGCCCCAAGATACGAACGGCATGATAAAGAAAGGCATCTAGTGAGAGCCGCTTCCTCCGCGCTGATCACCTATCTCAACACGCTTCTGGGCGATCCTGACGCGCAAGCGATATTCGCGGACTGCTACACCTTCACACTGCGCACCGGCTTGATCCTGACCTATACGAACGCCGATGTGCCGATTACGCTCAACGGCTATGTCTACCTTGCGAATTCCATCCTGGTCGATGGGCTCCGGTTCAAATGCGCGGCTGGCCTCGAGGTCGATCAACAGCAAATCACGATCGCGGCGCGGCTGGCTGATACTGTTGGCGGCTCGCCATTCCTGCAAGCGCTCCGGAATGGTGCTTTCGATGGATGCGAAATCCAGCGCGACCGGGCGTTTCTCAATTCCTGGTCGGCTCACGACACGGCGAACCCAATCGGGAGTGTTACGCTTTTCAAAGGCCGCGTCGGCACCGTCGACAGCATCGGCCGCACGTCGGCGCAAGTTACGGTCAATTCCGATCTTGTCTTGCTCGACCTGCAAATGCCGCGGAACGTCTATTCGCCGTTCTGCCAGCATGTGCTTTACGATTCCGGATGTGGGGCCAACGGCGGTCCGACAAAGGGGGCGTTTGCTTTCACTGGCACAGTTGGCGCTGGCTCGACCTTTACACTCATCAATTGGTCTGGCGCTGCGGCGAATATGGTCCAGGGCACAATCACATTTTCGAGTGGCGTCAATTCCGGCGTCTCGGCGAACATCAAGGCAGTGAGTACTGGAGTCTCACTGACCCTTTCATATCCGCTGGAATCGGCGCCATCAACCGGTGATTCCTTCACGGCCTATTGGGGATGCGATCACACGCAAGCGACCTGCACGAACAGGTTCAATAACCTGCCGAATTTTCGCGGGTTCCCCTATGTCCCTGCACCAACCTACACGCTGTTTTGATCATGAATGAAATTGAAACAAAACAACGCGCCGCCGTCGTCGCCGAGGCGCGGTCATGGGTACGCACGCCCTATCACCATTGCGCGGACGTCAAGGGCGCCGGCGTCGATTGCGGCATGCTTCTGGTCCGCGTCTTCGTCGACACGGGTCTTTGCGAGCCATTCGACCCGCGCCCCTATGCGCCGGATTGGATGCTTCACCGCAGCGAAGAGCGCTATCTCGGGTTCATCTTCGATCGGACGAAAGAGGTTGACCGGCCGCAGCCAGGCGACGTCATGGTGTTCCGGTACGGCCGCTGCTACTCGCATGGCGGGATTGTGGTGAACGCGAATCCTGTCATGATCATTCATGCCTTTGCCGCTTCCGGCAAGGTGATCGAGGATGAGGTTTCCAGCAATGCGGCGCTCTGCAATCCCGGCCGCCTGCCGAAATTCTTCAGTTATTGGGCGGCTCAACAGTGAGTTTACTTCACCAATCCCAGAACAACGGGCAAATCCCCTATTACACGGGGTTGCAGATCCAGACGTCGGGCAACAATGTCCCGATCAACATCGTTTGGGGTGCCAACAAGATCGCCCCGAATTGCATCTGGACCGGCGGCTTTTACGGCTATTATGGATATCCCGAGGGGAGCCATGGCGGCGGCGGCGGCAAGGGTGGCGGCGGTAGTGGTAGCGGCGGTGGTGGCGGAAACAACAATTCCCCTCCTAAATCATGGCAATATTACACGTCCTGGGAAATGGGACTTTGCGAGGGGCCGATTGCCGGCTTCGGCACGATCTGGCAAGGCGGCAACCCGACAAACTTCTATGGTGCCGATATTTGGGGCGTCTATACCGGCACCCAGACTCAAGGGCCTTGGGGGGAACTCACCGTTTCCTTCCCAAGTCAGGCGCTTTCCTATCATGGCCTCGCCTATATCACTTCGTTCAACTACTACCTCGGCGCCAACGCGAACCTTCCGCAATTCGCGATGGAGATTTTCGGCGTCCTCTTCAATTCGTCGGGTATCAATGGCGGCGACGCCGACCCGGCGCAAATCATCCAAGATTTCCTAACCAATTCTCAATATGGCGTCGGATTCCCGTCTGGAAGCATCGACGCCACGACATTATTTTCGTCAGGCTCCGGCCTCGATAGCTCCTATCAAGGATATTGCCGCGCCGCCTATCTAGCCCTGAGCCCGGCGCTGACGAATCAGGAAACCGCGAACAGCATCCTTGCGCGCTGGCTGCAATTGACGAATTCGGCGGCGGTTTGGTCTGGCGGGAAGTTGAAATTCATTCCCTATGGCGATTCTGTCGTGGGGCCGACGCCGAATCAGCTTGTGACCACTGGCGGCGGGAGTGCCAACACCTGCACTTTCACGCCAAACGTAACTCCGGTTTATAGCCTGACCGATGACGACTTCGTGCATGAGGACGGCAAAGATCCGGTTGAGGTCACGCGCACCGACCCTTATGCCAGCCACAATTGGCAGCGGTTGCAAATCAACCAGAGGATAACCGGCTGGCTCCCCGAGACAATCCCGGAACCGTGGGTGATCTGGTCGGTTTCCAACTCCTATGTTCCGGCGCCGATCGACGTCTGGGATCAGAACGCGATCGAGCTCTATGGGCTCCGCATGGCGCCCGATATCACGGCGAATGAAATCTGTGATCCGAGCGTCGGGCAGAATTCAGCGCAGCTCATTCTTCAGCGCGGGCTCTATATCCGCAACCATTACAAATTCAAGCTGTCCTTCGAATATTGCCTGCTTGAACCGATGGACCTTGTGACCATCACAGACACGTTGCTTGGCTTGACGAACGTGGCCGTTCGCATCACCGAGATTGAGGAAGACGACGCTGGGATACTCGCGGTCACGGCCGAGGAATTCCCTGGCGGCACGGCGACGGCGGTTCAATATCCCGTCCAGATTGGGGGCGGCGGTATCCCGACAAATCAGAATGTCGTTCCGGCGCGTGTCAACACGCCTGTTATCTTTGAGCCGCCGGCGGCCCTTACGAGCGGCATTGCCAATGTTTTCATCGCGGCGTCCGGCGGCGTCGCGGCGGCTTATACGCTGGCGGAGACCGGCGCGACAGGGACGCACTATACGCAACAGGCTTATGGCGCGGCGCTGAGTATTTCCGGGACTGGCGCCTATTCCACGGCGATGACATTCTCGGTCTATGTCCAGGTGCCTTCCACCTCGGCCAGGACGGCAGTAAGACTCAATATTTACAACGGCTCTGCGCAGCTCGGCGCTGATTTCAACCTTGGGGCGAGCCCCTCTTTCTCGGCAGATGCTGGTGTAACTGCCTCGCTCACCATCGCACAAGCCGGACCGCCGACATGGTATCTGCTCACCATAACTACGAATCTCTCCGCGAATTCGACGCCGATTGTCTATGTCTATCTTGAAAACCCATTCGGAACGACAAGTTACGCCGGAACGTCCGGCGACGGTGTTTACATTTGGGGCCAGCAATTCTCTTGGATACGCTCGGACGGCTCCGCCAGCGCGCCGGTGACGTTCCTGCCCGCGTTCTCGACGGTCGTAAATGCCACAGTCGCCACTAACGGCGTCTCGACGCCAGAGGGCGTCGCCGGCGTCGCCGATCCGAATTGGGGCGGCGCGAACGTCTGGCTCTCGACCGATGGCATATCCTATCAAGTCGTGGGGCAGGTCTTGGGGGCTTCCCGCCAGGGCGTTTTGACGGCAACGCTACCAATCTTTTTCGGTCCCAACCCGGACACGACGAATGCGCTTTATGTGAACCTTGCCGAGAGCGGCGGGGCGCTTTTGAGTGGAACTCCTATCGATGCGCAAAATGGCATAACGCTTTGCCTCGTTGATAATGAGCTTCTGGCTTATGAGACCGTGCTGCTCACTGGAACGAACACTTACAAGCTGACCACGCTTTACCGCGGCATGTACGGGACAGCGCCAGCGACTCATTCGAGCGGCTCGCCCTTTGTGCGCGTCGATAGTTCCGTGTTCCAATACCCGCTCCCGGCTTCCTTCATTGGCATTACCATCTATGTGAAGCTGCAAAGCTTCAACGCATTTGGGTTCGCTCTCGAGGATTTGTCGGAATGCCAAGTGTTCACTTACACGCCGACCGGCGCTGGCTCCCCCATGGGGCCAGTCACACAAGCTCTATTGGCCGGGTCCAGCCTTGACTTCGGCCTTGTCTCTGCGGGGGTTTCAGAGACCGATCAATGGGGCATTGTAAGCGACGGAATTATGCTGGCGACGGTCACTCTCGGGACGGTCCATTAACGATTAGGATTCCAGATGTCAGTTCAAGTTCAACTTCGGCGGGATACCGCGGCGAATATCGCGGCTGCGGCAGCAGGCGCGCAAGGCGAGCCATGGGTAGACACGACGAATAACCGGATCATCGTCAATGATGGTTCGACGGTTGGCGGCTGGCCGGCGGCGAAACTCAGCGAAGTTCCGGTTGCGCCGAGTCCTCACGGCGCGACGGCTGGGTTCGCGTGGGTTGAGCAATTGATCACATGCTCCGGCCCGACAACCAATATCCCGCTCGGAGAAACATGCGTCATCTATGGCGTCGACTTGAAGGTGATTACGTCAGTCACGGGGTGCGCTTCGATTACAATCAATGACAGCCAGAACGGCAACGAGCATTGGGGAAGTGGGATCGGGATTTCGGCGGGGTCAACAAACCCTGGCGGCGCAACTCCAGGGCCATATTACAACGGGTCTACGACGCTCGCTCTTGCCGCGGTCGGCGGTGGCGCGAGTTTCACAGGCGGAACTGTTCGCGTCTCTGTTCTTGTGATGACAATTACGCCGCCGACGTCCTGACGATTTTCGTTCCGCGCTTCTCTTCGCCCGCCCTAACCGGCGGGTTTTTTATTGCCTCCACGCCGCATCATAAGAGGGCTCCATGTCAACAGTCCAGATGTTCCCGCCGTCGAATGGAAGCCGGAACTCAGTCACCGTTTCCGGGCGCACTTATACGGGATTCCCGAATCAGTCGACCCCCGTTGCTGCTTCCGATGTACCGGCGATGCAGGCGAATGGTTGGACAACTGGCGCCGCGAATGTCACTACCCAGGCTGAGACATGGGCCGCGAAACTTCGCCGGCTCGGCACCGCCGCTCGAGCGCCTGGCGGCAACATTTTCAATATCCCTCGTGCCTCACAGCTTATCGGCGCAGTGCCTTGGACTGCCGGGACCGCCGTGGTTGCGGCGGCAACTGCGACGCAAAACTTGACTGGCGCCAATTTCGGCGCGACCCAAGTCAATGACGGCTTCGGGAACGTCTACGAATGCGTTGTTGCTGGCACAACCATCGCCTCGACACCTTTCGCGGCCCCAACGCATGCCGTGCCCACTCCTTTCACTGTACCTGAAACGGGAGGGACCGTCGTCTGGCAGTACATCGGCCGCCAGACCGCCCCACAGATCACATTCTCGGCGTCCTCATTAGGCTATGCGAATGCACTAGCTCTAACAGGTTTATATCCAGTAGACGGCACTATTCCTATCCGTTTTGGGAATGGGCTTCCATCCCAAATGTTTGTTCCTGGGCAAGGGTATGCTACCTTTGGCGTGTCAGCGTCTAATGGAACGAATGGGCCTCTCGGGTCTGCTATAACGACTCAAGGAGGCCTTCCCGGCAGCTATGGGAACTTCCAATATCCTGGTTACAGTATTGAGTTTCTATTTGACGGCAGCAAGCTGGAAATGGACATTTGGCCCAATGCGTTTCCTCTCCTAATCGAGATAGACGGGATTCCGCTGAACGCACCAATTAACATGACCGGCAGCGCCCAGTTTATGGTGATTGATTTTACAAATGTCACCAACAATAAAAACTGGGCCGTTATTGAGAACGGCCGCGTCAACCGGCGCATCAAAATCACCTCCGGTCAGCTTAATTTATGGAAGCAAGTTGCGTGGGAGCCTACGGGCAACATCACCTATCCCTACAATGCCGACAACTTCACGCTGGCGATTGTCGGCGACAGCCAATCGGTGCGCTATGCCAACACCTATTCCGGGCTCGACACATATCCGGTTATCACACAGCGGCTTTTAGGTCTCCCAGATGCGGTTTGCTCTGGCTGGCCCGGCACCGGCTTCACGGCCAATGCTAGCATTACGAACAATACATATTTTGGCCGCGCGATACTTGGAACGAATGGCTCGAATGGCGATTTGATCATCCACAACACCTATCGGCCGATCGATTACATAGTTGTCCAGGGGTCTACCAACGACAATAACGACTCAACTGGAGCACAAAATGGAGGGCAGGCTCCCGCTGCGGTCCAAGCGGCGGCCTTAACATTCTTCCAAGCCGTGAGAACCTACTTCCCCACGACCCCCATATTCGTGGCGGGCATTCTTGTTGCGGGGGGGAGACCAGCAAGCGCAGCCCAGATAGCCAATGAAAATGCCGTCGCCGCTGCCGTGGCGCAACAGGCCGCGTCCGGCGATGAACTGATTTTCTTCTTTCCGATCTCGACCGCCGCCAACAACGCGGCGCCATTCTTCATCGGCACGGGCAATAGTGGCGCGCCAACCGGATCGGGCAACTCGGATTGGGATACCGGCCCCGACGGGGTTCATCTCAACACCCGCGGCCACTATGTCTATGCCAATTGGCTCAAAGATCAAATCCTGGCCGCCGCCAACCAGTATCCATAAGTTCTTCCTCAACAAAGGATCTGCTTCATGAGGCGTTTCCTCCTCGCGCTTTCGCTCGCTTTGTTCGCTTCGGCGGCGAGCGCCCAAGTTCCCTTCACGCAGCCTTGCTCAACGAGCGCTACGGGATGGAGTCTCTCCGGAACGACGATTGCGCATATCCTTCCGGCAGTACCTTGTCGCCGCTCGGTGCCATCCCGAGTCCTGACGGAAACCCGTACTGTGTCGTCACGGTTGGGGAGTCTGCCAGCTATTATACAGCGGTGGGTTGGTTCGGACAGACTCCTAACCCATCGAATAGCGACTTCATTGCGGGGCCTCCATACCCGGCGTATCCAGGAGCCTTCACCCAATCGGTGACGATGTATATTCCGGTGACTGGACCGGGCGCGTGGGCGCCTTCATCCAACACTTCGGAATATGCCATGGCGATCGGCGCAAACGCGAATGTGGTCGCGCCCGGTAATGCCCAAACATATATGGAAGACTACCCGAATCTAACTGTTGTGACGCCAGGAACCGTCCAGGTTGGATACACTAATTATTGGGGTGCAGCTCCGGTAGCGGGCACTCCCATTGAAGCTCTGATCCAGGCAAACGGCTGGTACACTTTTACCACCACGTACCTCCGGTCGGGCAATCAAACCACAGACCCGGCGGTCCAGATCAGTGAAGTCCTTAGCCCCTGCGGAATGCTGCTTGGCTATGAGATCGGCGTCGGAATCTATTTTGCGGCAGACATCCCGAGTAGCGACCTCTATGGCGTTGATCAAGTAATTCTTGAATCTTATCAACCCGGTTTTGCTGGAAACAATATAGGCGTCACCCAAGTTCGCACCTACGCGGGCGTCCCGAACCCGTCGAGTTCGCCAGTCATCTCAAACAGCGGCAATGTCGCGGCCACCGTCGGCCAGCCGTTCTCCCTGTCGATCTCGGCGAGCCAGGCCCCGACAGGCTACCAGGCAATCGGCCTGCCTCCGGGTCTCTCCCTCAATGCGACAACGGGCGTGATCTCTGGTACACCAACCACGGCCGGGACAATGCCAGTCGTTCTTGCTGCAGCCAACACAACTGGCGTTGGCGTCACCACCGTTGACATCGTTGTCGCACCTGCTTCCGTGTCCGGCTCAATCGCTGGCTTCCTCACCATCCCAACCGCCGGGAGCAATATCAGCCTGACGGCAATCGGGGCGACCGATTGGGCGGTTTGGGGCTATGGAGGAGCCGGCGGCCTTGTTCCGACCGATCGGAAGGCGACGGGCGGCTCAAAGATCAGTGCGCTAACCGCTATCGGTGGCGGTGGGGTACTCTACTACAATAATGCGACGTTCACTCTGTCTTGGACAGACGGGACGCCACTTGCGAGCGCTTCGGCCGAGCCATACCTGATCTATGTCGCCGGCATCAACCAGGAATATTCCTTCACTGTTCCCGCGAGCACCACACCGCAGATCGTCTACGTCTATCTAGGCCTCTATGAAACATCGGCCGGGAAACTAACGGCAACTTTGAGCGATGGCAGCGCGGCGCTCTATGTCGATACGAGCCTTGGGGATATCGTCGATACGAGCCACGGGAAAGAAGCCTACTACGCGATCACTTATAACGCGGCGTCTGCTGGTCAAACTATGACGATCTCGTGGGTTAACACCACGAGCAACGGGAACGTCACGATGCAAGGGGCAGCTCTCGCGCCATAGCGGGAGCGGGCACGAATCTTGAGATTTACGATTTTTGCATCGGCGTGGCTTTGCGCGATTGCGCCCGGCAATGCCGAGACCTGCCGCGCGTCCTGGTGCGGCTCCGAATCTGGGGTCGTCACCGCGACCGGCGAGCACTTCAACTCGCGTGGCTGATCGGTTGCCATGCGCTCACATCACTTTGGTGGTCTTTATCGCGTCACCTATCACGGTCAGAGCGCGATGATCCGGCATAATGGTTGGAGTCCGAACCCATAAACGGGGCATTGCTCGGACTTAAGCCATTGGGCAGCATCGAGAATCCGCCTGTTTGAAGCTGGCGTCGTTGTTGTGAAAATTTGAGCGAATCCAGATCTCGATCTTTCAAAAGTCGCCGCGCGTGCGATTGGTATGGCCGGCGTCGCAATCGTTCGAATCCAAAGACCGAATTGAAAGGCAAGTCATGCGCGCGGATTATCTAAATGTCGTTACCGTCATGTCGAATCCGGTTCGCTGGGCCAGCCGGTTGAAACTCTATAATACGTTCGAAGAACAGATGCTTGATTCCGGTGTCAAGCTTACGACAGTCGAGGTCGAATTCGGCGACCGGCCGTTTCAACTCAGCAATCCGCACGTCAACCATGTCAAGATCAGGGGAGACGCCCGCGCGCTGGTATGGCACAAAGAGAATGCCCTGAACGTTGGGATTTCGCGCTTGCCACCTGATACGAAATATATCGCGACGATAGACGCCGATATCACCTTCCGCATGAGCGGCTGGGCCACGGAAACCGTGCAGGCGCTCCAGCATTATCATGTGATTCAGCCATGGAGCGACTGCTACGACCTCGGCCCGAACGGCGAGCATTTGGATCATCACAAATCCTTTTGCAGCTTGGTCTACAACAGAAAACCAATCATGCAGGGGCCGAACGTCGGGAATTATCCATATCGATTCGGGCATCCAGGTTATGCTTGGGCCTATACGCGGCAGGCGCTCGAATGGGTCGGTGGCCTGGCTGACACAGCCGCGCTGGGCGCTGCAGATCACCATATGGCCATGGCACTCATCGGCCGCGTGCACGACAGCTATCCAAACAATATTGAGCAATCTTACAAGACCCCGCTCTTGCGCTGGCAAGTACGCGCATCAAAGCATATTAGTAGAAACATAGGGTTTCTTTCTGGTACTATTGAGCATGGATTCCACGGTCCGAAGCGCTCGCGCGGCTATGTCGATCGCTGGTCTGTTCTGATCAAGAATGACTTTAATCCATTCACCGATTTGAAGCACAATACCTATGGCCTTGTCGAACTCGCCGGTAATAAGCCGAAACTTCGCCACGACATCGACTCTTATTTCCGCTCGCGGCGCGAAGACAGCAATATGGCGGATTGAACCTGCACGCTTCCCTTGCAAGTTGCCATAGCCGCCTCGGGGCGGTTTTTTATTGAGGAAAAATCATGGCTCAATCCAATTACGCCGTATGCGTCGCCTTCGTGCGCAAGCAGGAAGGCGGCAACACGGATACGCCAGGGGACCGCGGCGGCCGGACTGGCCGCGGCGGGATCACCCATACGACTTATGACGCCTATCGCGCCAGCAAGGGCCTCCCTCTGCAAGACGTCTTCAAGATTTCCGACGCCGAGATCGCGGAAATCTATGCGACGAATTACTGGAACCCAATCTATGGCGATCGGCTCCCGGCCGGGCAGGATTTGGCCCTGTTCGACTATTCGATCAATTCCGGCCCGGCGAAGGCCAATGAAGCCCGGATGCTCGCTGGCAACGGCGATGTGCCAACCTTGATTCATAAGATTTGCGCCTCGCGCCTTTCCTTCATGCATTCGCTCGGCTCTTGGGGTCAGTTTGGCGCGATATGGGGGAGGCGCGTCGCTCAGTGCGAAGCGCTCGCCCTGCACATGGCTGGGTCGCTGACGCCGGCAACTGCCGATGCGGCGGCTCAAGCCAAGGACGTCCAAAAGAAGAATGCCGCGCGAGTTGTCACTGGCGGCGTCATTGCGGCCGGCGCAGCAAGCCATTTTGCCAATGCTGGTCATTGGGCACTTATCGCGATCCTCGGCATCGTTGGAGTTGGTGCTGCCATCGCAATATTCAACGCCTGGCGACAAGGGCAGCGTGCTGATGCTCTGACGTCGGCCGTTCAGCAAATGCAGGCCACGCAAGCCGCCGCCGCCGCCGCGTGCGCCGCCGTCGTGAAACAAGTCTCCGATAAAGAAGCGGCAATCGCGGCCGAACAAGCGGTTCTCGCTGCCACCAAGACGGCGATCGACAAGGCTCTCTCTGGCTCGCCGCTTCCGGTCTCCCCTTCCGCGCCTCCAGTACCCCCACCTGCGCCGGCTGCCCTAGCAACGCCGGTCATTCCATCGCCAGCCGCGCCCGTTGTGGCGGCGCCCATTCCAGTAACCAAATAGTCGAGGAAATACTATGACCGTTCCGATTCTGCTTATCCTGATTATTGGCGTTGTAATATTCTTCGCCGCCCAGCAGCTCGCCAAGTTTCGCGCAACTCTCGGAATTCCAGCCGCCGTGCAATCGGAAGCGACCACGCTTTTACAAAAGATTTGGCTGCTTACCCTAGGGCTCAAGACCCCGTTCTTGAACACGCTTGCGCTAGTCTGGTCTTTCATTCTCGCCGAAGGCGAGAGCCTTCGCGGCTTCGCTTGGGAACAGTTTGTTTCCCATGAGCACGCCGTTTGGATCGCGATCGGCCTTTGGGGAGCGAGCTTGTGGGCCCACTTCACCGGGATCAACACAGCCGCCGCGACGCCGCCCGTTATCGCCCCATTGCCCTCGGCAATCCCGTCGACGAAAGCCTAATCTATGTGGGTTCTTCTTGGCGTGGCTGTCTTGGCTATTGCTGCAATAGTCATTCACACGGTAGCCACGCACATTGCCGCAGCACTTATATGGGAAGAGACAAATGATCGCGATCCTCGGATTGATCCTCCCAGCGCTGGGTAATTTCCTGACGCCGTTATTCAGCTTCCTAACCGCGAAGCAGAATGTCACACTAGCCGGCGCACAGACCGCCATGACAGCTGACGCGGCGATTAATCAGGCCGTTCTCAATGCGCAGATCCAGGCTGATTAAATCAAGGTAGCAAACAATAACTGGATCGGACCTAAAATAATTGCGGGCACGGCTGGCGAGCTTTCTGCACTCTACTATGGCTCGATCGTGCTTGATTCGATGTTTCATTTCGGGTGGGATATCGCCAAGCTCCCATCGCCTTGGGATCAATATGCGTGGATCATACTGAGCAGCTTCATTATCGTTTCTCCTGTCGCTCCGGTCCTTTCCGCAACATCCGCATGGCTTGGGAGACTATAATGGAAAAATCGAATATTCCTGCTCCTGTTCTTGATAGCATCCGCGGATTGCATGCCGCATACTTGCTTACTAGGGGAAGAGCGTTATCGATAATGCCGATCATGGAGACCGCCACTTGTGACGGTGGCGGCGATTGGGCTACGGCACAGCTGCGAATCGTAGAGGACTACGACACAGTAGAAGTCTCGATAAATTTCAAGAATCGTTCAGATGCACTATAGCGGCGCCGAACAATTATTGATTGCCATATCGCTTCTCGCAACGGGTATATGGGTCGAAAGCAATGACGACGAACCGCAAATAATACGCGCGGTTATTTTGGGCTGCGCGTTCGTCGTGATTGGATGGCTTGTCCTTACACTCATTGATAGATTTGGTATGCTACCATGATCGAGGTCTTGACCCTAATTTGCAGTCACCGGTAAGGCACTCTCATTTTTAAACAGAGCGCGATGATTGATAAATTGTCGTATTAATTGCAGGGACATCATGGCAGTCGAATCGGATCAAGGATTTTGGACTGTAGTCATCGCGATTTGCGGGGCAATTGTTGGCGCTATTGGCACTACGCTTGGTCAACTATTTAGAAGCCGCGCCTCGATGGCGGCGCTTGTTGATGCGCGAATCCGAATGTTGATCGACGGCTATGAACGACGGATTGCCGATCTTCAAGATGAAATCCGGCGATTGGAAGGAAAGGTAGACGCTCTCACAAGCGCGCTTGAAGAAGAGCGCACGCGGAGCGTTCTTGGCCCCTAGGTGTTTAGTCCCGGCGTTTGATGGATTGGATCAAATTTGAATCGCTCTGGCTCATTTGTCCATGCTTTCACGATGAATTCGTAAGGGATAAGGCCTTTGAGTGTCTTGAAGCGCTTGCTATAATTATATGCGTTAATGAAATCGGCGAGATGAGTTTCGAGCTGCTCATGCCGATCGTAATGGTAGCGTTTGACGGTGGCTTCCTTGATCGTCCAATTCATTCGCTCCACTTTGGTCATTTGTCCACAGATGCTTGATCATGGTCAGACGGTGCGCAATGCTTTTTTCCTGACATCGCGTGTCGAACATGTGCGTCATGTAGGCTGCTGTCGGCCCATCCGCGTAGCGCGTCGGGGAACTAGAGCATGTCGCATTTTGATTGAATCGGGATTCCCAAAGGATCGCAAATCAGATTCAACCTGCTGACCGAAGGAGGTCGGCGGGCATGGCAAAGCCCTATTCACTGGATTTACGCGAGCAGGCGATGGCTCGGCTTGCGGCGGGCGAGAGCAGCAGCGTGGTCGCGGCGGCGCTGAGTGTTGCTGTATCGAGCGTCATCAAATGGGCGGCCCGCGAGCG